GAACGCATTGTTCCTGAAATGCCGCTACGACGAACAGAGTCGAAACGAGACTGGTTATTGGTTACCTCAGCTAGTCCTGCTGTTGGTGCAACTCCACCTGTCTTCTGTCCTACTGCGTAGAAGTGTTCGAACATTACCTTGGACTTGCCACGGACGAATAGTGCTGCGTTATCGTACTCTGGAAGTGGGTCAGTATCAGTAACTGTTCCCACAAGCTTGTCATTCAAGTAAAGGTAGAACGTGTACTGGCTGTCTTCTGATCCTGTGTACTCGATAGCCACATCGTAAATGGATTGGTCAGCTACACCAACCTGACGTTGCTGTCCATAGAACTGTCCAGAGTCTACGATGATTGAAGTAAGTCCTGCCCACAAGCGGTATGGAGTGATCAAGGCATTGACAAGTCCAACCCACTGACCACTAACTCCTGTGAATGTTGGTGTGCCACTATCTGATCCAAGTACCACGCGCTCTCCCACAAGATTCAATACTGTGTAGTGAACAACGCTACCTGAAAGCTTGACGATATCTCCACGCTTAAGAGTATGGTTAGGGACTGTTAGCTCGTTGGCGCTGCTTCCGGTAATTACGCCACCACGGTCATCCGAAACTGTCTTGTAGAAGAAGATGTTGAATAGCTTGGGAGTATCCACCCACGTCTTCATCACTGTAGCAACCCTGAATGGGTTGTCGTAGATGTGTGCGGTAAGTCCAGAAGCATCTACCGTGACAACACCTGTCTTGGTGCTGGCATCATATTCGATTGCCAATGGGTAGAATTCCATGTTGCTAAGGCTAAGTGCTGGTAGCGTTACGTATACCGGCTTGACAAAGACAACCTGAGCATCCTCAGCCAATGTTCCGGTAACTCCTGTTGCTGTAATCGTGAATATAGTTCCAGAACCAGAAGTCACCTTGTACTGCCCGACAAGTCCATCAACGCCAGTGATAACTGCGAACTGTCCAGTAAGACCACCATGCGCTGCGACTGTGTGCAAAGTGATTGTTCCCGTTGTTCCTGTCACACTGGAAATGGCTGCGTGAACATTCACACCGAAGTCGAATCCATTGATGATTGAAGTGGAGTTGTCTGCTGTACCTGTCCAGTCTGAACCGAAGTCTGCACCGCTAAAGAAGTTCATTCCCTCAATGTCACGCTCTAGGATATCTGCTGGAATGCTCTCGAACAAAAGTGAGTCGTACCAGATTGATCCTGTGGTTGGCGCTGGAAGCCTCAAGGTGTATGTACCTGCGGCAAGGGTGACAACTGCTCGCAATTCCTCATCAGACTGACGTGTTCCTACTGGTGTCTCTGCGTCTACCGTTGGTGCAGGCCAAATGTTGATTGGGTGCGCTTCATCCCCATCCTTGACAAGAGCAGGAGAGTTTCCCATGATGAATCCATCTTCATTTCCAGAAGCAATAGTGGATACGAGGAATCGTCCTGCTGCAACTGTTCCAAGGCTGATTCTTGCCCATGCGTCTCCACTCCATACACGCTGTACCTGCAATGAGTAGATATCGTCCTTGCCGTATACCGGCGCACGGAACGCACGGCAGTTGACTGGTGTTGCGCTGGTAACAGAGTAGTAGCTCAATGTAGCGCGGTGGTTAGCTGCATCCCAAGTGCTGAAATATGCAGGGTCGAAGGAATAGTCCTTGTCAAAGAAGCTAGATACTGTTGGGTTCTTCTGAATCATCAACCCTGTAGCAGAATAGGATGCCTTTGCACCAGACTTGCTGAACTTGATACGCAAGTGCAAACGTGAACCATTTGCGAATGCTCCATCAGGATCGTAGTTGACGCTGATCCACTTCCAGCCTGTCTTGCTGTCGATCTTGACTTCCTTGCCGATCTTGAATTCCTTGATCGTTGCCTTGCCCTTCTTGTAGGTCCACTTGTCTGACCTACGACCCATGACATAGACGTTCGTGCTGGCAGAAGACTTTACCCAGAATCCAATCTGAATGTTTCCATCTACTGCGTTCACTGGCAAGGCTGTTGTCTGGTTGAGTCCAGTACCTTCTGCACTAAGGGTTGGGTTTCCTGCAATAAGGAATCCACGACCATCCCAAGATGTCCCCTTTGCATATGTCAACCTTGTGGCAGTACCGACTGGTCCGTCTGCGATGAATTCCTGAGCAATGGCTAGCTTGCCACCCTTGGTGGTTGAAGCAAGGCTTGGTGTCCAGCGTCCTACGACATTCTGTGGGGCAGCCTTGGCAGCCCTTGGGTCTTCTGCATAGTTGTATGCAAGGGCAACTGCTGCATCTACGTGAGACATGCGAGGGTTTGTTGCACGGTTAGTTCTGTTCAATGTCAGAGTAGAACCACTCAATGCGATTGGGAGTTCTGGAAGAACCTTGTCTGTCTCTGCAAGCATGAATGTGAGGTCTTCTGTCGTTGCGGAAACATTATCGATTTCTCCCTCGACAATTGACACACCACTGTAGCTTAGTCCTGCTCCTGCAATACCGTTACTGAACGTGATGTTCTGTGGACGAACACTGAACTTGAATGTATCGTCACCAACCCATGTTACTGTAACATTACCGTTGATGTTTGGAATGGTTGCAGAGAATTCAAATCCAGCAAAGTCAAGAACAGTTCCAATGCTGACACCGGGATTAGTTCCACCAACAAGAGTGACAAGCGCAACTCCCTTGTCGTCAATAGAGATGGTAACAATGTCTGCTGCAAGAATAGCTGCAAGCCCAGAACCTGAGACCTTGGTGATTGTTGGGGTAACATCAAATGGTGGGTAGAATGTGAACGCAGTTACTGGAAGGGTGTAGTAAATGTCATTGCCCTCGATCTTTGTGATCACAAATGATCCAGTAATGTCTACCTCTTCATAGGCGAATCCTGCAACCGTAATGGTATCCCCTACAACGAGGTTGGAAGGAACATTCGCAAGGGTGAGCTTGGCTTCATTGTTCACTACCGTTGCTGCTGTAAGCTTTCCTAGATCAGCCTCGTGCTCCATTTCGTCCAATGCATATTCACCAGAAGCATTCGTAAGAGCCTCAAGCTCCATGAAGTATCCATGGTTGGTATCTGGGTTGACAAGGATTCCCATTCCTCCCCCGCCACCAGAAATTGCAAGGTCGCTCAATGGTGTCTTGGTGAAAGGCTTGGAGAGAACCTGTGCGCCTACTGGCTCTTGGTCTCCACTTGTGAGAATATCTCCGATGATACGCATACGAGTTCCATAGCTAGTGTACTTGTGGTCCATCTGCCTGAATGCGTAAGAAACATGGTCGCGTCCTTCGTTTGCCCCCGTGAAAACCATTGCTGATGCCTGTAGGGTATCCACATCTCCTGACGCATGAGTCATGGAAAGGTTGTTGGCAATGACGCTGCTACGGCTTGAGTTGGTTGAAGCACGCTCTGTTGCGTTGACAGCACCCAACATCTTTCCGCCTGCCGTGTTTGTTGTGAGGCTGGCTGGGTACACGATGGTAGATGCTAGTGTAAATAGGTAGTCACCATTCTGGAACATTCCACGAACGTTGGTGTTCCAGTCTGAGTCCAAGCCTACTGGGTGGTCTGCCACAACTGTATTGAACTGCCCACGACCATGAGAGTCGCAGTCCCCTTCTGCAAGGATGGTGACTCCACCGAAGTCTTCGGTCAATGGCTCAGCAAAGATGCGAATGAGTCCTGTTGGGAAGATGCGCTTACCGAATGGCAAGTTCAAGAAGTAGTCTTGGTACTCATCTGCTGACGTTACCCAGACAGGGGCAGCCATGCCACCCACGGAGAATTGGATAGCGTCATAGCGAATGATTTCTCCATTGGCCCAAAGGTATCCATTGTATCCTGCGTAGTAATTGATTGACTCCCCAACATCGAGGGTATTGTTCTTTACCACTCCACCCACAACGGTAGGAACGTCGATGGACAATGGTGAATTAAGTGGGAATGCTGCAAGAGTAAATGCTGACTGCTCAGCAACTGCGTCATTCTGTGCCTTTGTGTTTTCCTTACCGGAAACTTCCCATACCATTACGGGAGCATAAATCCATTCACGAGACTTGTCATCGTAAAGGCTCTGACTCAATGGGTTCTGACGCTGAATATAACGCTTTGTAAAAGTAAGTTCTCCCGCATTGAATACATCCTTGGATGCGGAACTGATTTCCTGAATGTTTGCGATTCCTGCTTCGCTGTCATTACCGCGCATAACGAAGTCTGTATTACGCTCTCCTACTGCTGGCAATACATATTCAGGCATTGATACGATGAAGTTGTTATCCTCATCGAAATACATTGCTGATTGTGTTGCCTGAGCAAGACTTGAAAGAACCTGCGCAACATTAGTATCTGGACTTACAAAGAAGTAAGGAATGGTTGGCTCTGGCACACCATCCTTACGCAAGAATGCGTAGTTGCTGAATCCAATGCCGTCAAGCAATACCATGACTGCACGAGAAAGGCTGACATTCTCAAGCAATAGCTGGGGTGGAGTTGCCTTCTCGAACATGAAGAATGCATCACGCAAATCCAAGGATACGTTGATTGGGGAGTTCCTGATTGTTGGGGAAGCCTCAGAGTACAACGTCTTCCATGGCACAGTGTACTTCTGTCCATTGACGTTGTAGATAGTTTCTGTAAATGTGTATTTAGTTTCTGCACCAAGGTAACGTGCCACTACGCTACCCTCGCCAGTTGTGTAGTCGAGTGCGTAGTTCTCATTCAATGCCATGTCGTTGTTATTGAGCACAACGTTGCCTGTACCAGCAATCAAGTCACCGACAGGAAGGCTTGAGGTTCCAAGGTCTCCCATTGTCTTTGTGATGTTGAATGACTCTGCACGTTCGGTAAGCTCAAAGTTCAAACGGGGGCTAAGCTCGATAAGTTCGAATGGTGCGTCTACCACGTTCATTGTAGTTACGACAATACGAATACCGTCAATGGTATCGAACTCACGGAAGCCAAGGTAGCTACCGTTCTGGAAAGCTGGTGGGTTCATGAGTGTCTTGATGATGTGGCTATTGTTGGCTGGTGACCAACCATACACAGGAGTAATGGACTTCCATGCTCCATCTACCATTACGTATAGCCCTGATCCTACAAGGAAAGCATCTCCCTGATCGTACCCGGCAGGAATTGGAAGTAAGTCTGGTGATTCAAGTTCACCCTTAAGCTCAAATGAATCACCAAGGTTACCTTCAAGGACAAGTCCATATCCAAGTTCTACATAGCCGTCTGCTGGAACTCCACCGTTGAAGCTGTAGGCGTCTGTCCACATTCCGTCCTTGAGAACCTGAACCTTCCACCTGTCAGGTGTGCGCTGGTTTACAGAACCGAAGAATGGATCGTTGAATGGCTGACCATTGGAATCCCTGAAAACTCCCTTGTTGTCAGAACCAACATGTGTCTGCATCTTGATAACGATACGGTTGGCAGGAATGGTCTCGTTGTACACAACGAAAGGTGCACAATCCTCAATAGACTTGTCAGACTTGGAGATGCCCTTTTCGACTGCTCCCTCAGTACGGAAGCTTGTCCAATACTTAAAGGGGTCGTGACGATTAGATACATAGTAGCGTGGACGTAGTGCACTGGGAATGTCGTCAATGAAACGCTGCCCGAAGTACATGAGCTTGTTGATACCTGAACGTGGACGGTTGGACTTGAACACATCCTGAATTGGGTAAAGCTGAGCGAGGGTATTGTCTTCCTTGTGGAACACAACTTGGTCTGCTGTTGCAGGATCGCTTGACGCTGCTGTCAAGGTATCTACCGCATAGCTTACGGTTGCCTCATCAATTGCTGGGTCTGATTCGTAGTACACAGAGTTTGGCTGTGTTCCCACGAAAGGGTTGCACCTGTAGTTACCCATGTTTCCAATACGACCAAGATCGTTGAGGTTGATTTCCCCAACGACCCTAGGAATAGAACGGATAACACTTGCTGTTTCAAAGTGCTTCTTTAGTACAGGTGCATCAAACACTAAACTTCCTCCAACGCCACATCGATATTCACGAAGTCATAGATTCCTCGCTTGCCGATGGTGTAGTTGAAAGAGGTAAAGTACATACGCTTCTCGTCAACATAACGTTGCAAAAGTCTAGCTCCACCCTTATCTGTCTTCGCATCATCGTAAGAGAGATAAACGTAGAAAGGTTCTGGGTGCGCCTCGTGCCACATCTTGATTAGCTGCGCTGGTGCAGCATTGTCAGCAAGGAACATTGGGCCTTCTGGTACTTGCATACCATTAACCCAAGTCATTCCAAACTCGGCAAGACGTGATGGGAGGTTTTCCCAAGAAGTTGAAAGAGTACGCTTGTCTGCTGTCCAGAATGCACGAGAGGTTCCATTGATCATCCTATTACGGGATTCAATGCGGTTAACTCCCAAGTTGAGCGGTGCGCGGCCATGGTCCGGTAGAACAATGGCTTGCATCATCTCTTCATCTAGATCAACAGGTGCGAGGTATTCAGCCGTAGAATCCGTGTAGGAAAACTTACGATCTGACCAGATCATTGCCTGAGGACGATTGTAGGTCTTTCGAGCTAGCAAATCATATGCTACTGTCACGACCCACTCCTAACTTGTCCACGCTGGAAATCCTTGATCTTCAACATCACTGTGTTTGCAATTTCATCGGCAGAAGCATTGCTATTTGGAACATTAACTTCTAGCCTATACTCATTATACACTGTTGAGCTATTGTCTGTATGGACAGGTGATACTGACGCTACCTTTGGAGTCGTGTATGTTGGCATTGCAAAGTCTTGGTAGAACCCAGCCATGTTACCGCTGAGTGCTGCCTTATTCAAAGCCATAAGCCTCTTGGTCTCAAACTTATTTGTCTTCAATGCTTCACTGACTGTGATGCCCTCGCCAGAACGGAGCATTGCAGGAACATTGTCTCCATGGGTAACTCCACGGAAGCCGGGAAGAATTCCTCCACCAGCAAGACCCTTAAGGCTAGCGATACCACCACGGGCAGCCTTGAAGTGAGGACCACCCTTACCGATGGACATTGATCCATCCCTGTAGAAGTAGACTTCCTTACCGTTGATGTACTTAACCTTGACACTCAATGTCTTCTCGGTAAGAAGCTTCTTCAATAGCTTATTGAGCCTATCGATTTCATCCTGTGCCGCCTTGATCTTCTTGGCCCAGTTTCCCATAGCTGTTCCTACGCTACCAGCGCTTCCTGCGGCAGTCTTGTTCTTGTCGTGCAAGGTCTTCATTGCATTGTTGATCTTGCTTGCATAGTCAAGCTGCTTGCGCTTCTGGTCAATGACTGCCTTCTCACGAGCGATCTGGTCCTTAACGTCACCAAGAATGTCTTCAAGCAAAGCCTTCTGCTTTTCGAGTGGCTTGATCTTCTCGTCCTGAATGGTCTTGATCTTCTGTTCAATACCATAGATTTCGTTGTCAATGTCGCGCAATGCGGGAGCGTACTTGTCGATCTGCTTCTGCCAATTAGAGGTCTGCAAATCACGCTGTACCTCAAGCTGACGAATGTATTCGGAGTTCCTTGCGATTACATCTGAGATTGCCTGTAGCTCAATCTTGTAGTTGTTCTCGATAAGAGTCTTCTGCTGGCTGAGTGCATCAAGCTGCTTGTTGAGTGCGTCAACACCCTTCTGGATAGCTTCCTTACGCTTGTCCAACAATGAGTTCTGTTCGTCAAGTGCCTTGGACTGGCTCTCAAGTCCACCCTTAGAAGATTCGAGACCCTTTGTCTGCAAGCTGCTGTTGTTTGACGCAGAGCTTGACTGAGCACCCAACATAGCTGACGCTGCGGCTCCCGCATCACCACTTGACAGTGCCCCTGCAAGATCAAGCTGGTTCTTCTGCTGGTCAGCAATAATCTGGTTAATGTCAGCGACTTCCTGCAACGCTGCGATCTGATCATCGATAGCAGAAACCTGCTGATCAATCAAGTCCTTGGTTGCGGAGTTCTTTGCCTGCTGTGCATCGATAAGGTCTGTAGCCTGCTGTGCGGCATATTCGGTTACGGAAATCTGGTTCTCAAGTGCTGCGATCTGAATCTCTACACCATTGAGTGCTTCGTCACGCTGAGCTTCAAGGGCATCAGACTGTGCCTGTAGGGCAGTATTGACCTTTTCAACAGGCTTGATCATTTCGTCATAGGACTCATTGATCTTGTCAATTTCCTGCTGGTAAAGGTCAGTCTGACGATTGATTGCATCCTGCTTGTCGTGAAGCTTATCAAGCTTCTCGTTCAAAGGATCGATCTGGTTACGGTTGATATCCTCGATTGTTTCATCGATCTGCTGCATAGCGTATTCAACGTCTGCGGCATTCTTCATCGTAATCTTCATACCGGCAATTTCAAATGTCATTGAACCAAAGCGCTTGGTCAATGCATTCTGAATCTTCTTGTCTTCGGTCTTATCGATCTTGACTTCTGCCAAATCAAGGCGTGCGTTAGCCCTAGCAATAACATCAGACTTCTTATCGTACTTGGACTTCTTTGGAGCACCACCGCCCCCACCGCCACCACCGGATGACTTAGGCTTCTGTCCCTGCAAAGACTTAAGGTTCTTTGTTGCTGATGCAAGCTGAGTCTTTACTGTACCAATCTGTGCATCAACTCCACCAGTGTTGATACCACCGGCAGCTTGGTTGTTAAGAATCTGGTTGGTGAGGTTGGCAATCTTGACTGCTGCAACATCTGCTGTGTTTCCTGTGTCGTTAAGGATTTTAGTAATGTCACCGGGAGCAACACCAGTCATAAGAGCCTTCAAGATAGCGAACTGAGCGTTGCTGTCCATGGCTGAAAGGTTTACATCCTTAAGTGCTGGGGACAATGCCTGAATTGATCCAGTAAGAGCATCGGTAAGACCCTTCTCGTCTCCACCAAATGCGTCTGTCATTGACTGACGCATTGTCAAGAATCCATCAGAGTATTCTGTCTGTGAAATCATTCCACCGGCATACATCTTGCTAAGGGAATCAGAAACTTCTGTCGTTGTTTCCTTGGTTACCTTTCCAAGACTGATCTGCTTATCCTTAAGGATATCTAGATTCTTCTGTGCCTCAAGTTCGGCCTTTGTCTTTGGACTCCAATCGTTGTATGCACGAGCGGCATCCAACTTGTCCATCTTGGCCTGTGCTGCTGCTAGCGCAAGTGTATTCTTCGCAGCTTCCTTGAGGTTTGGGGCGAGTGTCTTCTTAATAAGTTCGGCAGACTTCTTGAGCTTTCCGTTCTTGTCAAACTCAACCTTGAAGTCGTCAGCCATTCCCTTGAAAACATCCTGCTTATTTGTCTCAATAGCGATCTGCTCAACAATTGACTTAGCTACATCTTGTGGTGCACCGCTTGAAATTAGAGCGAAGAATGTTGACTTAAGTGCCTGCTCAGCTTCTTGTTCAGTTGACTTTCTAAGAGCCTCGATCTTGGTCTTGAATGCTGGATCGACACCTTCCTTAAGCTGGTCCTGAACTGCTGACTTAGCTGTTACTGCACGCTCACGACCACCCTTATCGGTTGCTGTTGTCTGTGTGGAAATACCAGACACCAGTTCGGTGTATCCGAACTTAGCTGCAAACCCAGTAAGCGTAGTAGAAGAAGTCTTAACAGCTTCACTGAACTGGTTTAGTGCTGCCTGATGCTTGTCGTAATCGTCCTTGATCTTCCATAGTCCATAGCCAACAACTCCAAGTGCTGCCACAACTCCCAATGCTGGAAGAATCATTGCTCCAATACCTGCCGCTGCTCCTGCACCCGCAGTACCCAGCCCTGTAAACATTGTAGCAATCTTTCCACCCTTAAAGATATCCATAACACCAACAAGTGACTGAGCACCCATTGATGCCATCATAACGTAGGAAGACCATTCACCAATCTGACCGGGGACGAAGCTCAATGCCATGGAGATACCTGAAACGGCAGACATAATTCCTTGGAACTTACCTGCTCCCATTCCAAGTCCACCCTTGCCCACGCTTCCTGCTGGACCTGCCCTTAGCGATCCTGCTGCTCCTGCAACCTCTATTTCTGCTGCTGAGCGCTTCATCATTCCAGTCATCATTTGAGTTGCCTTGCTGAGAGCGCCTGATGCAATTACTGCACCAGCCTCAGTTTCCGTACCAACTCTAGATACTGCCTGAGCGGGAGAATGAATACCCATAGCTGTCTGTGCACCAGCTAGTGCTGTAGCTGCCTTCTGCTCTGCCCAAACAAGCTGCTCACCCATCTTGACAATAGCTCCTGCAAGGATACCTGCCTGAACATCAATTTCCTTGGAGACACCGGTGGTGGAAGAAACGACTCTTGCATTAAGGTCTGAATAGCTTCCCTTGACAGCCTTCATACGTTCTTCTGGGTTGTTGTTGAGAATGTATCCAGAAGTACCTGCTGCTCCCATTGCAAGGTGACCAGTCTCTGCCTTTGTTCCAAGTGCAGTATTTCCCTTCATGCCCTGCTGCAAGGAAAGCTTTTCGTCCATTGTTGCAATAACGTTCAGTGCCTGCATTGCCTTTACGGATGCAGGGTGGAATCCCTTTGTGAACTTGGTGATTTCTGCTGCGAATTCAGCCTCGGAAAGACCCATTTTCTCTGCGTTGGCAACCATCTCAAGGAATGCTGGGCTGGACTTGTCTAGCTTGGCAAGAGGAACCTCAATGCGGTTCAGGTACTTGTTGATGGAACCAAGCTCAGGAACAAGGTTGTTTCCTTCCCATAGCTTGTCGTTGCCAATAGTACGCTTTGAAAGGTGGGAAGCGTCAATGCTTGTCATGGACCTGATCTGCTCAGCATTAAGCTTGACACCACGAGCGGCTACCCTGTCAGTAGCTGCCTTGCCTTCTGCCGCAAAATCACGTACGCCTGACCCAGCAATCTGCTGTGTGCGCTTCCTGTAGTTCTCAGGTGCGGAATAGCTCTTCTCAACAGCGTAGACCTTGCCAGCTTCCTTAACCAAATGGTTAGAGGATTCACCTAGGGCTGTGGAAAGCTTGTTGCCACTGACAGCCATGTTACCGAAGGACTGAATGATCCTTGCGAACTCTTGCTCTGCTGCAATTCCACCAGCCTTGATTTCTGCTACAAGGGCTGTGAACTTAACAGCGTCTGCACGAGAGTCCATGCGGAAGTTGACCTTCTGTCCAGCCAAGTTTACTGATGCGTTGGGGTCTTTTCCACCAGCATAGAATCCACTGATCTTTGCACCACGGTTGATAGCTGAGATAACTCCTGCGTTGTCTCGTGTACCCGCTGCATTTACAACAGACTCACCGGGAGTCAACGCTGCAAGTTCTGTGTCCCTATTACCGGAACCCATAACCTTTCCAACTCTACCGTTGGCAAATCCCTTGATCTTACCAATGCGGAATCCTGCTGGGTTCTGCTGAATTGCAGAAGCTGCGGAAGAAAGCATGACACGGTAGGCGTCAGCAAGCATGAGAACTTCTGTACGCTGTACTGCAAGTGCTCCTGTAAGGCTAGAAACCTTTCCTTCAAGACTTGCTGCTGCTGCGGCGGTATCAAGCTCTGCCTCAGCCATGTACATTGTGTCAGCGCCACCCTTACGCAAACGTGCGAATAGGTTACCGATAGAGATACCGAACTTTGTGAGGGTACCAAACATGTTAGCGAACAAACCAATAAGCATTGTGGCTGCTGGCATAATAAGGAAGATACCTGCAACAATGCCCGTAAGAACTGTCTGCGCTACTGGACTAAGACCATTGAACGCATTGGCAACATTGGTAAGAACGTCCAAGATTGGTGTAGCGATCTTAAGGAACTGCTCACCAATTGGAGCGATTGCTCCCTGTAGTCTTTCTAGGCTTCCTGTGAACTTGACGTTGATAGCATTCTCTACCTTGGAAAGTTCCTTCTCGGAAAGATTAGCAAGGCTTTGAGTGGAAGCTCCAACAAGGTCCATAACCCTAGATGCCTGTGAGCCATCACGGCCAAGGTTCTTGAACATTGCACCCATACGTGCGAACTGGAACTTACCGAATACCTTGGCAAGAACAACCTGCTGGTCAGAATTGGAAAGCTTCTTTAGTGCACTACCGAATTCGTTGACCATTCCCATAAGGTTTCCCTTATTGTTATCGGCAATGGCTTCAAGGTTGATACCGAATGAACTGGCTTCGTCCTTAGCCTTCTTTGTTGGTGCAATCAATGATGCAAGGCTTGACTTAAGGGCGTTTGCTCCCTGTGCCGCCGTTACTCCACCTTCACGCATAGCGGTAAGCATTACTGCCAAGTCCTTGACGTTACCACCAAGACCCTTGATTACGGGAGCTACCTTTGGAATAGCGACGGTAATGTCGTCTAGTGATGTTACAGTCTGGTTTTCCACAGCATTCAAGAAGTCAATGGTGTTACCCAAATCCTTAGAGGAAATGTTGAATGCGGACTGCAAGCTGATTGTCGTATCAAGTGCCTGCTGGTGGTCAATCTGACCAAGCGTTGCAAGGCGTGTTGCCTGAACTGTCTGGGCGGTTAGCTTTTCTCCTGCAAAACCTGCGGCAGCGGCCTTTGCTGACAAGTTGATTGTGTCAGAAATCTTGATGCCATACTTGGTGTACTCGTCTGCGAGTGCACGTACTCCCGCTGCTGCCTTATCTGTCTCTGCCGCTGTTGTCATCGTGTCACCATAGACACGCTTGAAGGAAACCATTGCCTTCTCAATATCAATGAAAGCCTTGGCAGCCATTGTTCCGAAGATTGTCAACGGTACAGTGAATCCCACCATAAGCTGACGGCCAGCCCACTGTGTATTCTTACCCCAGTTGATCATTGATGTAGCGCCGCTGCTCATCATCTTGTTGAATAGCTGCATACGCTGTACGCCAATTGCTGCGTCAGCGTTGAACAAGTTTAGTGGACGTACGGCAAGAGCCTTGGTCACTCCATTCGTGGCCTCGCCAAGTGCGACATACTTTGTCTGCAAACGCTTGACGCGATCCTCGGCAAGACTCATAACTTCCTTGTGCTGCTTGCCAAAGATGTTATTGAACTTGCCCGATGCTGCTGCACCGTATGTGAAGTATTGACCAAGGCTTAGCTTGCCCTTGTCGATTGCCTTACCCAATTGGGAGACAGAAGTTTCTACTCCTGTCATATGGGTGGTGAATCCCTTTGTTGCCTCAGCTTGGGCAGCGAAGGTGGAAATCAGTTCACGTTGCTTGCTTACCGCCGTGGAGTTCGTTGCGATAACCGACTGATTGAACTGTGAAATTCCAATTTGGAGTCTCTTTAGTTCTGCGAGCGCACTCGTAGAATTAACCTGTACCCCAATACCAGCCGTTACGTCCTGTGTCATATTTCTCCTATCAATGATTATATCAGATAGGCTATTCTATGAGTTCGTAATCCAAGCCCATACCAATACCAAATCCAAGCTTCTGTGCTGCATCTCCCTTGAGGGAAATAACGTCATCAGGATTATCCCCAGAATGCTTGGCAATAGTCTTTTCAGCGAATGACTGGAAGTCTTGTGGCTGTTCAGAATCTCCCTGCTGCTCATCAAGGTCTACTCCCTTGAGTGCCGCTGCAAACTTCTTCTGTTGATAATCTGCGTCATGTTTGGCGACGAGAACTGCGGTTAGTTCCTGCATGGATAGTGACTCTTCGAGGTCTTGGTAGTCCTTCCAGATTCCAAGCAGGAACGCTTCTGACTCCAACTTTACTAAGTCGGTGTCTTCCCAACTAGTCCCGCCGCTTACACGTTTCCCACAGCACGCATGTCAATGCCTGCCGCAGCCTTGATGATTTCGTAATAGTTGTTGAGGTCTAGATTGTCCTCAACCCATACCTTGTTTGCGATTTCTTCCTTGTACTGCTTGAGTGCAAGGACTACACACGCGGTCAACACGTCGAACGACTTGTCGTTATCGTCCTGCACAGCTTCTAGCTTGCCGAACTCTTTCATGAACTTTCGTAGTCCTGCGATCTTCAATGGTCGCATCTCGACTGTTAGACCGTCTGCTAATTCTAGAGTTTCGGTCTCGTACACACTTGTAGCCATGGTTTCCTTTCAAATAGCTGAATAGCAAAAGTATAGCACAATGGCCTGCCCTCCATAGAGAGCAGACCATCGTATTCAGCTATTTGGCACTGATCAGGAAAGAACCCTGTCAATGACCTTTCCATAGGCTCCTGTGTTGTCTGGAAGCATACGGAAAGACACGTCGAACTGAGAAGCTTCGTCACGCTTTGCGCTAATTGTAACACTGTCCATGGACAATGCACGGTAAGCTGCGTAGACGCGCTCTGTTGGAACTGTCTGTGGACCGGGGCCAACTGCGATAATTCCACGCTCGATTGGAGCGTCTCCTAGTTCACCTGACTTAAGGTTAAGAGTACCGGACACAAGGTCGGCATCATTAGCTGCGATTGCAAGAACCAAGTTTTCTAGGCTTGCTTCTGCAAGGGTTGTCTTAAGTGTTACCTGCATACCCTGCTTGAAAAGCTTGGCAACGTCAAGTAGCTGGTCAACCTTAACTTCACCGAAGTCTGGCTGAACTGTAAGCTCAAGACCGTTGGACGTGAATCCAACGTTACGGAAATCTGCGTCGGCAGAGAGTGTATCTACTGCCTTTGTTGCTGCGACCCAAGTTGGAAGATCGGCTGCTGCCATCTCGCCCGCTTCGAAAACGAATAGGGCAGCGGCACCAACGATAATCTTCTTGGAGTCTCCACGGGTATAAGCCATGTGTCACCTCTTTCTAATATAAGTTTATGGGCGTTTCCTCAATTAGAAGTATACCATTGGTTTCATATCAAATGGTATTCTGCAACGACCATAAAGTGTGCAGTTACTGCGGGAGTGGATACAGAGCCACTAGGCTTGGCTGGCTCATTCTGATAAACACGGAATGAATGAAAGATTACTGGGCAGTATTCTGCTGGCCTTGTTTCTTTTAGCATCAAGTTGTAATCATTTACGTCTGCTGCGGCGTCGTCCTGACGGTCAAGCGTTCTTTGGAGCAATGCTGCCCAACCAAGATGGTCATCAACGTTTGCCTTGAGGCTGTAAACGAAGGTGGACTTCTTCATCACATATAGTCCATGGGTAACCCTAAATGCTTCTGTGTACACAAAGTATGGTCGATTGATCCACTTTGCATCACCAGACGTAGAGTCGTTTACTGGGAAGATGGGGATAAGTGTTCCATAGTTGTACCTTGCCTTTTCGGCAGTTGTACCCGCAGCAATTTCTTCCTTGAACTTACTCCAAAGATACTTGTTCACAACATGGATAGGTTCTACACTATCAATTAACATCCAAACCACCCTTAATCTTCATGTATTGCCTACCGGCCTTTTGTCCTGTATTGAATCCCCCACCATTTACACCGGCTGGGAAATACTGCTTAAATTCTCTTGCTGTTGACATTGACCTAAAGATTGGCAGAATTACTTCTGGCTTTACATATCCCACAAGGAATCCTTCTATGGTTGCCTTGAATGCTCCTGCAACTTCTGGACCACCGGGATGTTCCACAAAAACTTCGGAGCTTGTGAAGATAGTCTCTCCGTCAACATCGAAGGCGATGACTCCACTGTCCTTGGGAGTGATCGTGATGCTGGCACCACTTTCCATTACTGTTGCCTTGTCCGCAAACGGAGCACCACCAGAAGGGCTGGCAGACTGCGATTGACGGAAGGTGCTGTGAAGCGTGATGTGTGTTGCTGTAGCAACCATATTGAAATCGAACAGCCTTGCACTGGGATCGCCTGCCTGTCCCCACTCGTAGACGTGATGAAGACGTTCAGGTGACAAACTAGCTTGAGAGTCAACGTACTTCTCAAGCATCTGCTTGATGACTTCCCCTAGCTTCATGTTGAAAGCTAGACGCTCCTGCTCTATCGCCATGACGAATCCAGTGCTGTACTCGACAGCATTATTGAGCTTCCTGACAAGTTCTGAGAAGTCAAGGCTTACCGTCATATAAGGGCTTCCTGATTATCGCTACGCATTAGCTGCGTCTTGTAGTGCTCTGCACGTCCCCACATATTGATGAAAGGACTAAGGCTACGAAGCTCATAAAGGATTGGGACTTGTTCGTCTTCTGTATCATTGGGTTCAGTAAACAATACCTTGCCAGTGTCCCCCGGCTTGTTCGTGCGAATGTTGGTGACAAGAATCTCTGTTGTCATATGCTGGCTGTCATCGCTACCAGACTGAATGTCATCCTTGAACCTGCCGTACAAAACGGTAGGCAACGTAAAGAAGTCATCGAATGTCTGTGTCGCATAACGCATCTCCGTATTAAATGAACCAGTCTTGAGTTCACACTTGACGGTACGATCAAAGGCCCATGTGTTTCTCATTTCACCCGAAGGCTTCTGAACCTGTTCTGCGTAATAGATATCTGCCAGCATTGGGTACATTAAATAAGTCCTGCCCTAACGGTGTAGTCTCTGAACTTCTTAAGTAGCTGGTCTACTGTCTTGTTTCCTGTGCCCCCGAATACTCGGGCTGAATACTTGACCTTGTACTGGTCAGTGTCATATTCGCTGATGTAACGGTTTAGATACTCATCACCCTCAGCTACGTCAACCGCAAGAATAGCTGCGGCTTGAGCAACCTCGTTGGGAACAACCAAGTAACCCGTTTCGTACTCAACAACGTAATCTGATCCTGAGGGGAATGAACCACCATTGCTATTGAATCCACCGAATGAGTCTGAGCCTGCATAGGTAACCCTGATAGGCTTTCCAGATTCAAAGCTATCTTCGCCAGTGATTATGACGGATGATCGATCCTTGGATACTGCAAACGTTTTGGAGTTTGCAACGTTTCCGTTTGTAAAGACAAGCTCACCGTTCTCCCAAACCTTTGTGAGCTTATTGATCCTACTTGGGATAGGAAGATAGTCTGATCCACTCCCCTCAGTTTCGAATGTAGCCAATGTGTAATAGAATCCGTTGGTCGTGGAATCGATGATCGCACGAGCAATAGCTTCTAGCCTGATTTCATCTTCTGTTACTGGTAGCTTCCCGTATGGACGGATAACGAATAGTGGCTCAATGAGAACCGTTTCTCCCGCATCCTGTACTTCCAATACGTAGTTAGCGTCGTACCTGATGCTTGGTGAGTTGAAGCTCAGGTTGCCGTCATTGTCCGAAGTTGCGCTTCCAATGATTAGTTCTTCGCCAAACTCATCACTAACGATAAAATCGTATTCGTGATTCTTCTGTGGCACAACGATTGTGCTGAATAGTGGAAATGGCGGCACCCTGTAAATGATCATACTCCGTAGAATTCCTTTACTTCGTCAACGGTTGCTTCACGGACCTTCTTAAGTGTTACCCACTTAGCTGCCGCTGTCTTTGAGACAACGTTGAATCCGAACTTTAGTTCTCCCACACCGGGAAAGGTGATATTCCCTGTGGAATATACCAGCGCCTTATCAGACTCTACTGGCTTTGGGGTAACCTTTCTAGGCTTCTTTGGGGACTTGGTGGTAATTCCAGTACGTCCCATAACGATTGCACCCTCTCCATCTTCATGTGGAGCAGCCTCTTCAATAGTTCCATTAGTCATAAATCCTCCTTCGATACATTGTACCATTATACGCGAAAAGGGGGCAGCCGAAGCTACCCCCTCTTAACGAATATCTATCAGATATCTGCTGCTGCGTCTGCGTAAGCCATTGCATCAAGCTCTTCCCAAGCGAGTCCGAAACGTACGTATACGGTGTACTCGATTGTGTCCTTCTTGTTACGGTACTCACGAAGTACCTGTACGTCGCGCTGGAATCCCCATACACGGTTCTGTGGGAATGTTAGCTCGATGCGGTTCTCTGGGAAGTAAGGAACTTCCGCAAGCTGTACACCAAGTACACGAGTAGTCTTGAGACCACCGATGACCTGACCCACACCGTCAAGGTATGTCTGCTTGTTGCCGTCAGTCCAAACAGCATTTGCAAGAGTACCGTTGTTCTTAACAACGTCTGCGAATGTGTTGGTACCGGCGTAGAACTTCAAACCACTCTTCAATGCACGGTACTTACGTGGCATTGTGTTGATAAGACCCTGAATCACTTCTGGTGTCCATGCGCCATTAGCAACGGTTACTGCGTACTCGTGAGCACCAGAACCAGAGGCATCAGACTGGGCAATGAATCCCGGCATGATCTTTAGGAACTTGTCAGCACCGGTACCAAGACCGTTGATTGCCAAGTCTTCGATATCGTTAGCAAGAGCGGAAGTCATATTGCGAACAATACGATCCTCAAGTGCGTCCTTCTCGATGTTGTCTTCGAGAGTTTCACGAGCGATTTCCCAGTCAAGACGAATCTTCTTGGTTGTGATTTCGACCTTTGTGAACTCTGCACCTGCATTCTCGTATGTACCGTCAGCCTGATTGGCCTGACGAATAACGCGCTCGCCTACGTTGAGCTTTTCGATTTCTGCGGTGTTAGCGTTCATTGTAAGGTGACGGCCATCCTTTGCAAGATATGCTGCGTCCCAAATGTAGTCAATGAACTGCTTTGACTGGTCTGGCTGTAGGATTCCTCCACCAGCGATACCAGATGGATTAACGGCGTTCGCACCTGATGTGCTACCGAAATAGCCTCCTGCAATGTTACCCACTGATCCTGCGGCTGGGGATGTAACTCCACCTACGCCACCGGCAGCGAATACACCAGCTTCTGCGGCCTTAGTAAGAACTTCCTCTGACATTTTCACCTCCTGAAAATATGTATATCTGTCAGTTGTTGTAATAGGCGGTGTCGAGGAAACTCCCACCCCACTTGCTGTTAGCAACCAATGGCTGCTCTGTGCGCTGCTCGCCAAGATCAGCGGACTTACGGAATGCGGTTGTGCCTTCCACGGCATCTACGCGCTTCCCGAAAACATCTGTGTCAGCCTTAACGGCGCTGACCTTTACCTTTGTCTCGTCAAGTTCTGCTGCCATCTTAGCGATAGCCTCGGAATTTGTCTGAGTGCTTGTACCAAGAGACTTAAGCATCTCCACCATCGGTACCAAAGCCTCAGTGAGACCCTTGAGCATGTCCTGAATGTCTGTGAACTGCTTCTCAACAGTTACAACAGGTTCCGAAACGGCTTCCTCTGCCTTCTCGACAACCTCTTCAACTACTGTGGACTCTTCTACAACTACCTCAGGCTCAACCTCAACGGCTGGCTCTTCGGCTGCTGCTTCCTCTACTACGACTGCATCAGCGGCCTTTTCGATTACTTCCTCCACAATTGTTACGTCAGTATCTTCCATGTTCTCAACCTCCTTTTCCTTTGTCTTTGTCAAAGAAGAAATGTTCTTGACAATACGACGGTTTACCGAAACCATTGTATCATCCTTTTCAACAAAAACCTGAATAACGGCAACGGGGTCAATTTCGGTGGCAGTAAGTGTTTCATCACTACTGTCCAACTTAACCTGTCCCTTTGTTAAAATGGAATCAATGTGGCCGATGCCCTCATCGAAATCTACGTTGTCTCCAATAGTAGGAGCGTTCTTTGCATTAGCCAAAAGATTCTTTGCTACAGTCATTCTATCATCGTCATTGGACTCTACGAATCCGATGTTCTGCATAGGTGACTTGCAAGAGAAACAAGTTGTTGAATCAGAAGCTGTGATCTGCAAGGTGTTGTCAGACTTGCACCAGAAGACGTTCTCTGCTGCTGTCTTGGAAAGATATCCACCATCGGAATTCTTCTCAATGGAGATGATGTTTGCAAACTGATTGGCTGGGTTGTCTACTAGGGATAGCTCTGTAAGGAAGTAATCAGCGATTACCCTATAGATACCCTTTTCTACGATCTGATCGAATACCTCGGTTACTACTCCACCAATGGAGAAGCCAGCTAGAGTTCCGTCAAGGCACTTCTGCCACGTATCCTCTGCCCCCTTGGAAACGTACACAGAAACAAAGATACCGTTGTACACGGTACCTGTCTCTGGATCGTAATAGCGTTCAGGACGGAATGACACCATCTTGCCAACAGCCTTAAGGGCGTTGTGCATTTCCCTGATGTTTCCACGGAACTTTTCGAAAGCCCTAATAGAAGACTCTAGAGGAACAATGTCACCTTGTAGGTCGATATTATCAAGGGTTGCAAACCCGTGAACCATACGCAACTCGGTATCGACCTTGGAGATTGGGACGGAGAACTGAATTCGTCCGTCAACAATCGATCCTGAGGTTCCATTTAATTTCGTCATGTTAGTCCTAATTATACACTATCTTTAAGCATTCTTACCATCTTGCTTTGCACCACTACCCTTTGGGTTCCTGCCCGTAGAAGTTGTGGGAGAATCAGAAGCATTCTGGGAAGCGGCTTGGTCCTTCTTGTCATTGCTCGTTGCATCATGTTGTGCCTTTGCATCTGCCTGAGCCTGCATCTTTGCGTCATTCTGCTGAGCAGTAGCATCAAGCTGCATCTGCATTTGTTCCTTTGCCTGATCTGCCTTTTCAGTATCAAGACCATCAATCTGTGGCTTACCCAATTCCTGACGTACTTCGTTAGGCTTGATAACTCCATTGACAAGGTACTTCTCGTGAATGTTGGCCTGTGCAACTTCGTCAACAACGGATGCCTCGTTAAACTTTACCTCAACAAGCTGGCTTGCTTCCCTGATGAATCTGGAAACAATCTTCTCTAGGTAACGCTGCAATGGACGTACAACATTGTCACGGAATGTACGGTCCTGTGTTACTGCTGCTGCTACACCGCTACCCTCGCCAACACCGAGCTTGGACAAAGGAACCTGATGTGCCAAAAGGATGTTTTCACGGTTTGACTTGCGGTACGTGTCGAATGATGCGTCCTGAATCTTATTCTCCACAGGCTCCATCTTGAATTCAACCTTGTTGCCTTCTGAGTCAGGTGGCAACGGTACATAAAGCGTACGGTGATTCTGTCCCTTGAGGTTAGTCTGTAGGAATCTAAATAGCTTGTCTTCTGACTCTGGGCTAAGCTTTGCACCCTTCAAGGTAATGATGTAACGAGGTACCGCCTTGTTCTCGAAGTATTCAAGGTTGTACTGCTCTGCCTGCTGGTCTCCAACCACTGACGTTGCCGCTGACACAATGTCTGGCACACCGTAATAGGTGTTCAGTGGTGAGTACATCATAAAGTGGATTATCTCGTTGGGGTTAGGGTCAAGTCCAAGAGGGTCAGGATTCTTGGCACCGAAGTTCTTGAAGTAGACAACCTTCTGTCCAATGATCTGAACGTAGCCATCCTTGAGACGACGTACCCTAATGGTTGTGGAAGGGATATGACCAACATAGGCAATACGGCCTGCTGTAGTCCTACCAATTTCGAGATAACCGTTTCCTGTGGCCTCATAGTCTGTAACTACCTTCTTCATTGTGTCAGTAAATCCGTCTTGGTCATTAAGACCCTCAAGCCAATCAGTGACCTCAACCTTGATCTTATCCAGCTTCTTCGCTGCGCCGTCCTGCTTTTCGCTGTCCTTGTTCTGTAGACTTTGAAGAGCCTTGCGCGTGAGGTTCAAGGTATATCCTGCTCCAACAGATGCCGTAACCTTGGAGATGATTGCAGAGTGGTTAGAGAATGATGTGTCGAAGAATCCACTCAACACGTAAAGGTTGTATGGTGGGTTGATAACGTCGAAGGCACCATATCCATTGACATAGTTAACCTTGCCGGGATTGATCTGCTTTGACTCTGCCCCGGTTCCCTGAGGATTCATTCCTGACTGACGTTCGTATTCCTCAGTAACAGGCTGACCTAAAGCCTTACGAGTTGTCCTGCGGACGAAGTTCTTTTCAAGACCATTAAATGACTTAAGGGTATCCCACGACTGGTCGAATGGGTCCATGTTGTCATAAGGGCTAACCTTGAAATCAGATGGGCCACTCTTGACAAATACTGGCTGCTCCCATACAGGAGTCTCGTCATCTTCGTTCATTTTGGAGTCCTTGCTGTGCTGCATGTACGGCACCTAGATCATTCAAAAGGACTTCCCCATTGAGGAACCTTTCCTTTTGTTCTGCATACTGGTCATCGGTCGCACGCTTAAGACCGGGCTGGAACCATGGCTTACCATCTGGCTGACCATAATGTGCCGCTGCCCGCGTGATCTTACCAATAGCTGCAAAGTCAAACTTGGAGTCTGCCTGCACGTTTAATAGGTTACCGTTGCCGTCACCAAATAGGTGTCCACTAGGGAGTCTCCAAAAGAAAAGTCCCCAATCATACATCTTGGGAACTACTGTCGTCTTATGCTTACCTTCAATACCATCCATATACCACATTGTAGCATATTAGGCTGAATATGTACCGACCGCTCTCCATGATGGTGTGCTTATTACTGACCTTGTTGCCGTGATACCACTACCGCTATCCCTGATTTCCTTGGACACAATTGATGTACCTGCGTCAATAATGACGAGAGTGCGACTATCTTCTCCCTCATCTTCACCAACAACGTACCTGTTTGCACCAATTGTTCCGAGGTATTGCTTGCCGATATTCATTGCAGGGACGTTACCCTCGAAGGTGAACACTTCCTTCCATGTAACTTCGTCCCAGTCATCCCAGTGCAAATCTGTACCGTTGAATGCTACCTGCGCCCATGTGCGGAAGTTGATGAGCTTGGACAATGCATCTCCACCATAGAAGAGAATGTTCTTGTAGACTGCACCACCACTAAAGTTCAGTTCTGGCTGCCCCGTGGAAATTTCTACTGGGGAGTTCAGGGAGATTCCAATCGAGGTCCATACGTCCTTGTACAATGTTGGAGTTCTTACCTTTTGACCATCCTGATACATAGTGAACGTTGAATCGATTGTGGACAAGCCCTCACCCAAGGTAGCCCTGTCACCAGAAGCCTGAATGTAGAATGTTGCCAATTGGTCTTCAATGTCCAGTTCAATAGTTCCTTCTCCACCAGTGAACTTTATCCACATCTGTAGTCCTAGGAACGTTTGTAGTCTACGGCCAGAAACAGTTACGGAACCATCTAGAACTGATACCCCGGTGGTATCACCAAGATAGAGGGCAGCGCCCTCAATGGTTCCTATCTCATAAGGAGACTTAGCCTTCTTTCCGAAATAGATACCTTCCTTGGTATATGGGTATGCAGAAAGGCTTCCCTGTGTTCCTATCGTCTGGAAATTATCATCGTGTGTCACTGAGACAACGGTAATGGTTGGACTATCGAATGGGATAAGTGACTCAACAGTCGTTTGAACGTGGACAATCATTTCGTACAAGTGAGGATACTTGAAGTGTGGACGGACAACAGAACCATCTGACACTCGGTAAAGAGTTGTCAAGCTGTCTGCCTCTAGGATTGATGAACCCGAAACAACGGTTGGGAAGCTCTCAACGAACTCCATTGTCCTGTGCCCAACCCTATTGAACGAAACATGTACTACGGAATTGATGTTCTTTGTATTGAGGTTGATTTGCATGAAGTCAAGGTTGCTGACAGTCCTACCGCCTGCATCTGTGTACACGCGAGCAAGACTTGACAAAGGAATTGATCCTCTGCTGTAAGCAATGGTCTTGGTTGTTTCTCGTTCCATACCGAATCTTGTACTAATCAATTCCTTCTCCTACTATGGATGGATCGAAGACTTGGGTGATCGGAATGTTGGCAGTATTGTTGTATACCGCTGTAGACATTTGGAAGCTTGCCAAGTCCCCAGTTCCAATGTTGCGCACGCCCTGACCCCAGACGTACCTGCGCTTGGTCATCAAGGATGATACTTGGTATGGATAGACAGCAACAGGACCAATCTCGAAGAGGTCTAGGTCTGGGTCCATGAACAAGCCGATCCAGTCTGCGTTGTGGTTATAGTTGTTCGGGAAACCACCGTTGTACGGAACCTTCGCTACCTCAGTACCATCGACAACCAACGCTACACCTGACTGGACAAAAACAATCTGGACAAGCTTGGGGGCGAACAAGTCCCTCGTGTCGTACGATGCGATATGCTCCCCAACAACAAGAACAAGAGCGTTGTCCGAAATCCACAATCCATCACTTGATCCTAGTGGACCGAGGATTCTTGTCTCAATGTGCGAAGAGTTCTTAATGCGCAACCAAAGCTCTAATGTGAGTTCCCTGTTCCTGCCAGACTCATTGAAGCATCCCTTACCGGGGAACACAATGGAAGGTAGTGTGCTGGGAGTTAGATGTACAGAAGAACTGTCACCATAGACCATTGGAATACCTCGGCTATTTGCCAGAAGCTTATTGGTATCAACAACCGCATATGCCGTGTCCATTCCAAAGCCATACTCATTGATTCCAACAACGCTGCTGATATCAAAGTATTGCAGTCCTGAACTTACTGGTGGCTTGAACTGCTGCATACCGTTTTCAGAAAGCATCTTGGAACCCATTAGCTGCCCCGATGCAATACCTCCAATAAGGAATGTGTGAGCGAGAGTGTCAGGGTAATATGCTCTGATCCTCACACCGAACACTGATTCATAACCCGGTTGTGGTTCTGCGAACGTTGCAATGATTGGTGTCCATGCATCAGGGTTTGCAAGGATAATTGAGGGAACGTAATAGGTTGGGGCTGCGAGTTCGTCAACGCCAATCTGGGGAATGTTTCCATCTGCGTCAATAGGAACTACCTCAAAGTAGCTGAATGGACCCGAATAGAAACCCCAAAAGCCCACGTCGAATGAACCGACGTGAGCGAATGTAGTAGGGTCTAGAATTCCGTGCTTATGCACTTCAAGGTAATTAGATGTGGCAGTCCCCGACACTTGGTAAGAATCACCAATGCCGGGGAATGAAGGAATGCGGTCACGAACAAAAGCAATGTACTTCGCAACGGAAGACCCTGCCCAAGTAGTTACATCCTCATCGGCTGGGTCCAACAACGTCAGGTAATTGATACCTTCGCTGAAAGACCACAGACCGATTGGATGTTCGCCATAAACTCTATCTGAATATAAACTGCCCACACAGACAGTATATCAGGCTGATACTAGGTCGGCTACGTCACAAGCGCCAGCCATACAAGCCAATTCCTGAGTTCCCGTTGTGCCATCTTCTAGCTCATACAATGGAAGCAATCCCCAGTTTACAGAGGAAGGCATCTTCTCTAGCCAAGCTTCATATTCATCCTTGGAGACTTCCTGATATGGAGCCTGCTTGTATGAATGTTCAGAAGCTGGTAGGAATGAAACTCCACCGATATGATTGAAGTTGTCGAATACCCAAGCACCAACGCCAGTCCATTCATCTTCCCTGACATTGATTGTCACAGAAGGATTGTGTTCTGTCCAGTGCTCACGGTAAAGCTTCCAGATTTCAAGGTGCTCGATTGCTGTCAAGTCATTTGTATACTTGACGCCTTCGGGAGCCTTGGTTGGGAAGTAGAATACCGTTGTGGCATCTGGCTTCATCACGTCAGGTTCCCAAGGGATGCCCTCGTCCTTCATGAGCTTGGTAAGTGGGTCTTTGTTGTCTGCTCTAACGGTACGCAAGTAGTAAGGTGAGTACCATGGATGAATACCGCTGGAAACTCCTGTTAGCTGGCTTACTGTACCGCTTGGCTTTACGCATGTGATTGCTGTGGAAGGGTTGATGCCGAATGACACAGCCCAATCTGCATTCACAGATACTGAGTATTCCCTAGCAACATCAAGGAAGTCTGCAAGCTCTGCGCTTGGGGTAGACATAAATGTGTTACCGAAGATGCCAGTAAAGGAAACACCAAGAAGGCGCTCTTCCTCAGAATTGGTCTTCCAAATCTTACGGATGTACTTGAAGTCTGTCAAGCTTGACTGCCATGTACCGAGGATTGTTGCGAGGCGAACCTTGCGAAGAATACTCTTGGTGTCGTCATCCTCACGGATAACAACTTCTGTTAGATTACAGAACTGGTTTGAGCGAAGTAGAATCTCTCCGCATGGGTTTGTTCCTGCGATCTTTGTCGAGTCTCGCCTGCCGAATGAATCAACATGCTTACGGACTGACTCAAGGTTGAAAATACCTCTTTCACCACTCTTGGAGTCATATAGGTTCTTCCATTCTGTCAAAAATTGACTTGTATTTGGCTTGCCATTGTATACCGCTGAGTTATTGGCAAGTGCGCGGTGACCAAACATTTCCCACCAGCTACCAGACTTTGCTGTAGCCATTGAGTAATCGTCTAGATCGGAAAGGGAAATCAATGCGGAACGACGAACGCCACCCACAACAACGATTTCTGCGATCTTGGTCATAAGGTCGTGTGCTTCAATCGGCTTGAGCCTACGGCCTGCTGCCTTCTTGAACATCTCTACAGAGAACTCGAATAGGTTCTCCAATGGCTCTGGACCTGATGCACGACCACCGAATGTCTTGAGCCTTGCGCCTGCTGGACGAACCTTTGTTGTGTCCCACTTTGGGACTTGTCCAGTGACGAGCAAGCTTAGAAGTTCCTTATATGACTTTGCCCAACCAAGCTTGGAATCCTCAACGACAATCGTGGTGTTCGTGTCGAAGAATTCGTCTGCGATGATTGGGAGCTTGCTTGTGTACTTCTCTTCCACACTGAATCCTACGCCGGTACCATTCATCAAGATGTATACCGTTTCGTCAAACGCACGTAGGTTGTCAACACCGATGAAGCTACAGTTGTAGCCTGCGATGTTGTCACGTTCAAGTGCTGGCCCTGCTGTCATGAGCGCACGCATCGAAGGCATGATTTCATGGTTCAGGATTGCTTCAAAAATCTCATCAAAGATGGGATCACTGAATGATAGTGTTGAGTGGCTACGCATGTAATCAACGTAGCGAGTAACAGTTTCCTGCCAAGTCTCCCTGCGTCCCTTGGATTCAATCCATCGTGCGTAGCGACTTGTTGCGATAAAACTTGAATAGCTATTCTTGAGAGTTCCGCTCTCCGTAATTATGCTCATTTTCCCCTAACTGACAAACATGGGACTCCGAAGAGTCCCTGTGTTCTACGAGTATAGCACCGTTTGTAGGCTTCCGCAAGTCAGGCTTGAATCCAAAGGTCGCCCGCAACTGCTGTTGTTGGCTGGGTTGGAGACACCCAGAAGCGCTTGCCTGCAAAGAAGAACCCAGTGTCTCTGACTGTAGCAGAGTTGGGAACAATGGTCTTACCGTTAAGGGTAGAGATGCCTGCCACCGTGAGCGCACCGTTAGAAGTCAACAGTCCTGCCACTGTCAAGGCAGCACTCAATGTTGCTGCTCCTGATACAGAAAGAGTTGTTCCGACAGACAACGATCCTGACAGAGCAGAGTTCAGGGACACGTTCAAGGTGTCAAGGTCTGTTGTGCCAACTACGTCGAGTCCTGTTGCCATGTTCACCTTTAGAGCGAACGACGTATTACCCGTGAACGAGTTGGTACCACTCAAGGTGTGTGATCCTGTAGGAGTGACTACGTTAGCCCATCCTAGATCAAAGTCTGTACTACTAAGCTTAACTAGGGCTTGTCCAGAAGCTCCTGCTGCTGGTGGAGTTACGCTGAGCCATGACGATGCTCCACGGACCTGTACCCTGTTTCCAACGACAGCAAATTGACCAATAACGGGTGCTGTAATGGCTGCATCCCTCGCTGTTGCATCTGCAAAGTAGTTGAGTGTTGACTTGAATACGTGTGCGGCTGTCCATGTGTACGCGAGGTCTTGTCTTACCTTGCCGCTCAAAGTTACCCAAGCATTTGTGTTGGAATCCCAATACTTTGCGAGGGTAGTCGTTGGATCAACAACAGAACCGGAAGTGTCAATCCACAATCCACCAATAGAGTCTGCGGTGTTTGGAGTACCGGGATCAGTTGCCTGTGCAACAATCTTGGGTGGCTTACGGTTTCCTAGAGTTGTCTCAACTGTCGATACGTTTGTCCTGATATCAGTCAGTTCCTTCGCAAGTCCTTGCGATGGTGTTTCCGTAGCAACGTCCTGACCGTAATACAGGCCATTAAGAGTTGTCCTGATATTAGCAAGATCAGTCATGTTGGGCAAAATTGGGCTAGGCATTTACCTTCCTTCGGTTCATTGCAATTGTATCATGGGACATTATCCAACCGACTTACTCATTACGGGAACAATGACTCCACCAAGCTTGAGTCTTCGCATTGCTGGAAGGTATGTCACAACGATTGTGTCTGCCGTGCTAACTCCACCAAGATTGTCTGTCGCCGTGAATGTCAAAGTATCTGTAGTTTGTGTTAGCAATAGTGGGGCAGTAAGGTTCAGCGTATTGCTTGTTCCAATAACTGTTGCTCCACGCTTCCATTCTACTGAGGCTACCGTTCCATCTGCGTCTGTAGCCGTACCCGTTAATGTAAATGGCCTACCACCTTCTACGGTAACATCGGCACCAGCACCAGCTACCGGCAAAACATTAGAAATGTCTGTACGTGGAAGGAAGCCACCATTACCAACGGCTGTATCTCCACCAAGTTCATAGTTTCCAATACCGCTTGTTGCTGTATTGATACCAACACGCATTGATTGAAGTCCAGTAGCTGCTGCCATATCTGCGCCAAGCGTTCCAGTGATGGTGAATACTTGAGTTGCAGAAGCAAGAGGGTAAAGAGTATAGGTGAATGTGTTTGCAGCGAGGTCAATCTTTCCCATACCTGCATAGTATGATCCCGGCGTCATTGCTGTACCCGTAGAGGTTACGCTTAAGGGAGTTCCTGCTCCACCCTCCACAAACTGCATCCTGTTTGTACTGGTGATTGTCATTGAGCCAGCATTTACTGCGTGCGTAGAGTCTGGATAGAACCTACGGACAACGGTATTGACGGGGGTGTTTTGATACCTGAAATATTCTCTCCAAGCGAAGATACCAGTTTCGGGTGACGCCAAGTCGATATAGGTTGTGATCTGGTTGGCTGCCGCCTGATTCATGCGGTAACCGTATGTCATTCCAAAACCTGTTGCTACGGAAGACTGGAACGTGAATGCGTTTCCAGAACCAATAGAGAAGCCTGTCGCACTGAATCCCGGTACAAGGGTAGCGGAGACTACTGTGTTGTCGGCTTGTGCTCCGGTAGCTGCAAGAGTCTTAAGAACTGTCATCTATATTCCTTACGTTCCATCGTTCTGAATACCGCTTGCACGAGGGGAAGTCAAGGCTGTTCCACTTGACCCACCATCCATCCACTTGTTTGTCGTATTAACGATTGCTCCACCAGAAGTAAGTCCTGAGACATTTCCAGAAGTGACAATGTTGTCAAAGCGAATCCAGTATGGATTGTGGGTGAAGTTAAGCGCTACTGAGTTATGGACGGTACCATTAACGTTTGCTACTGGTGCATACGTAGTAGAGAACTTGTTGTTCGTGCACACAAAGTTGTTAGCTGTGTTCTTGATCAATAGCTGGGCCTTGGTGTGGTGGAAGTAGTTGCTATCAACAACAACGGTAGAGTCTACTGGTGCAACAACACCACTGGCTGATGCCCATGAAAGAATCAATCCTGCACCGGGGTTTTGTGCTGGGGACTTGAGCAAAGTCCAGTCTCCCAAGTCATTGACATTGTTTCCGGCAACATTGTAATAGGTACTCGAACCCAACATGTAGTGAGCAGTTCCCCAAATGGCATTACCGATAATGTCTGTATTCGTACCGCCCTGAACCTGAATACCGTCAGAGTGAGAACCGTCAGCGTGATCCCTGTCAGGATAGGAATACGCCATATCCTCAATCAGGCATCCCTTGATCTTTACATTGTTTGCTGCGGCTGTAGTGTTGTAGACTCCGAAGATATCCTCTCCACCGTGCCCCCAAACTCTTTCTGCCTCATACTGCCAACCAAGGAAACAGTTTCGTCCCGGTGATTCTACCTGTGGGAATACTTCGCAGTCCTTGTAAACTGCAATACCTGTTCGGGTGTTGGTACAAAGGACTACCGCGTCATTTCCTGACGTAAGGGCATTGGGACTTCCCATAAGAATACAGTCAGTGATAAGCGCTGAGCCTGCGTGCGTGACCTTGCCGTAGATTACCTTGCTGGTGATGACTGCTCCGTCAGCAATGGTCACAGACACTGTGCTTGGAGAGTTATAGTTGTGTGTGCCGTCCAAAAGGTCTGCTCGTGGAGTCAATGTACCAGCGGTAGCTACGGAAGGCTTATATGTTCCATAGATGAGTGATGATCTGGAAGAGAGCGATCTGCTCAACCTTCCCGGTCTTAAAAGCTGCCCACTTGACGCAATCCATCTTTCATAGTATGCCATTATGGCACCACAATGTCTCGATAGTCTCCGTCGATCATCCATGATGGGTCTGTGTCAGACGATGTAC